AATTACGTGCCATCTACCCGTACCAGCTAATTTATCTTCTAGCTTACGTGATAGTGATATAATGAAATCGGCAACCATTACCTTACCATAACTCTCTGCAACTTTAGATGCATCGATTACATCTTCCTCTAAAGCACTTCTATTTGCTTGAGATGCTGTCCAAACCGGTACATCGTATTCACCAGCTAAACCTCTTAAGTCTTCATATATACTTTCTAACTCATGACGTTTCTCTGCACCATTACCTTTTAATAAGTCCGCATAATCCACTACGATTAAGTCAGGTTTCTTACCTTGTAGGATGCACTTCTCAATATGACCACGTAACCCTGTTACACTACATGTCTTGGTTGGATAATACTTAATAATTAAGTTACCGGGTAACTTCTCTACAGCCTGTTTAACGTCCTCTAAATGGTGTTTAAGGTTCTGATTAGCAATACCGGTTACTACACTATCATAACGCAATCCAACATATGCAGCATTTAACTCTAATGTATAATGTAATACCGTTTGTCCTTTCTTTAAGGCATGCGCACCTATATTAATAAGTCCCCAAGACTTACCAATACCTGCAGGAGCTACGAATACTCCTAATTCTCCTTTACCTAAACCGCCATCCGTCAATTCATTGATTACTTCCCACGGCGTTTCTCTAACATGTCGTACGGCTTGGGTATAACGTTCTTCTACATCAGAAATATAATCATGACCAATAACTTTATCTGCACCAGCTTTTAAAGCATTATCAACTAAGAATTTTATTTGGTCGTATTTACCTTGTTTAAGTAATTCAACCGAACTAATAATGGCTTTCTTAATTTGCTGGTTCTTACAAAAATCTAGTACCTTTTCTTCAATAAATGTTAAGTCTTCACTTTCTACATATCGCCAGGCATCTTTAAGATGCTGTACTACTTCTTGTTTTAGAACGTCATGTTCTATTTCTTGTATCTTATACTTAAGTACTTCTAAAGTAGGTGAGCTTTTATATACTTTACCGTAATCGATAATTTGTTCAATCAGCCATTGATTGGCTTCACTTTCAAAATACTTTGGGTCTAATATATCATACACCTGCTGTAAGAAAGTTCTATTACGTAAAAGTGCCGTAATTACTTTTACTTGAAATGTATATCCATAGCTACTTAATAAATCACTCATACTTCAATAATATAGAAAAAAATTTAAGAATCCAAATGCTACTTAAACATTAGTAACATTCCGGAATCTTCTGATATAATACGTGTGTTTGTATAACCTAAACGTTCATACAAAGTTATAGCGCGAGTATTGGTTGTTAATGGAGATAGTATATATGGCGGCGTGTATAGTTGTTCTAACTGTTTTATAACTTCGCTACCGAAACCCGCATTACGATATTTGCTCTTAATAAAAATACCAAACTCCCTGCCAGGTGATTCTAACCATCGTGATTCATATGAAGATGCATATCCTATCACATTACCGGTTATGGCACTTATAATATAATATACATGTTCATTTAACTCATCTAAATCTTTTACCCTCTGTTCAAAATGGTATATAGACATACTCAGCATTTCATTATGAAAATTCATAATGTCAGTATCTGATTCATCTGAGAATACTGTATGGTACCATTCAATAGCTTGTTCGGCTGGTATGTCGTGTAATACTCTTCTAAGTTTTATCAGCATATGCTTTTAACGTTGCGAAACTTGAATATAACCAACCATCAACATCTTTAATAACCGTATACATTTTATCTTCCATAAACATGCGTTTAAACCCATAGATGTTATATTCGTTAACTGGTTGATTGAATAAGTTAGCAATTAGTAATTTTGTATTGCCAGGAATATCAACATCTTTAAGTTGCATTAACTGATGATTCATGTTTATTTGTTCACGCTTTTCTGTTATGATATTGTATAAACGTTGTTTCTTTTTATTGTCTTGTAAATGGTCCAACATCATTTCTACTGTCAGTTCTGATTCTGATTGTAGTTGTGGAAACTCTTTAATTAAAGTCTTAAGACCAATACCGTCTACTCCAGGTATGTTATCTGATTTATCACCATCGAACGTACGATATAATAAATACTTAGATGCATGAATACCAAATTCTTCATGTACTCGAATCTTATCATACATTTTCTTTTTTACCGGACTCCATACGTTAACTCTATCATCTACCAATTGTAAAAAGTCTCTATCAGTAGAACATATAATAACCTTTTGTGCATCCGTTAATAAATCAGTTGTTAAGTAGGCAATGGCATCATCTGCTTCAATATTATCAATCGACATGATAGATACCGGCAGTACATCCAAGTATTGTATAACGCGTTGGAACTGCCTTTTCATACTAGCTTGTTCGTCCTCTAACGAATCAAACTCATCATGACGATTTAATTTAGTCTTATTAGCTCTGTTAGCTTTGTAATTAGAATAAACCTTTTTACGTCGTGCACTACCACCTTTACCGTCAAACACTATAATACAACGTGTAGGTTTGAATTGACGTATTACGGCTCCTACACTACGTAGGAAGCCTGTAACACCGCCGATATGGTCACCGTCATCATTAAGTGCCGGAACCGAACTAAATACACGAATGAAGGTGTTAAGGCCATCAATTATTAACACTCTATCGTTAAGATTGATAGCCTTTTTACCCTCAGCATGCTCTTGAGTAACTTGCCTCAAGATTTCTTGTAACCTTTTATCCATTAATCTTCTGGAATTAAATCATCTGAAATTTCGATATCATCGATACCGATATCTGTACCTGGTGTATATCGTAAAATATAATTTTCACATATCTCATTATAAATCGTTTCCTTCAATTCAGGATTCGACATTATTGTACTATGAAAATCTTTTGATTGGAATTTTACTTCTTCGCCAGTTACTTTATCGATATATGTATACCAAGCACCTGCCTGCTTAACGATTCCGTAATCTTTCATTACGTTTAGCCAACCACCAAAGTCATCTATACCAGATTCAAAGTAAATATCGTAATCTACACTCTTAAGAGGTGGACCCATACGATTTTTAATTACTTGTGCTCTAGTCTTAATACCGATGATTTCGTCTTTAACTTTAATCTGTCCAACAGACTTTAAACGTAATCTTACAGATGCATGGAATGGAATTGCTTTACCACCTGAAGTAGTCCATGGGTCACCAAAGCTTACACCTAATCTTGTACGCAATTGATTGGTAAATATCATACAAATCTTTTCACGTGCTATCATATTAGTAAGCTTACGCATACCTTTTGATAGAATGATAGATTTAGATGTAGCGTAACCGTCTTTATCAAATTCGGCAGCCATCTCTTGCTTGGTACTTGCACCCATTACTGAGTCTACTACGATAGTAACTAATTTATTTTTATTAGCTTTACGTACTGATTCTACAATGCTTTCAATTGACTCGAATATATCTTCAACCGTTTCTAATGGTACATAAAGCATTTTAGTTAAGTCTAATCCAATAGCTTCTAAAAATTCTCTACTTACCGCAGACTCTGTATCAATATATACTGCTAAGCCTCCTTGACGTTGTGTATCTGTTAATGCATGTGCCGCTAATAATGATTTACCAGATGCTTCTAAACCTGTTATTTCTGTTATCCTACCTACCGGAAATCCTCCATTGGGACGATTACTGATAGCTAAATCTAACATACTACACCCTGACTTTACCCAGCCGGTTACTTCCGAGGGCGAATCGGTATCACCCTCTAAGAAGTACGCTACTTTATAGTTAGTATCTTTAAACTTTTTATTTAAGTTCGTTGATACTAAACCAGCTAAGTCGTCTATTTGTTCTTCTTTATTTTGTTCTGAATTTTTCTTAGCCATAATAATTACCCGTTAAATAACTCATCAAATGCAGATGCAACGTCATCTACTTTACTAACTTTAGCTGCGGTTTTAGTTGATGTTGCTACCGGAGCGTCACCCTCAACCGAATCTGGTTGAGCATTTGCGTCAGTTGATGGATTTAACCAAGCTTCTAAATGGCCTTTTAATTCTTCGTATGTAGGTTCTTTGAAGATAGTATTGATGTCTGGAGTCTCTTGAATCTTACCTAAGATTGCCTTATCATCAGTTAGTGGAGTTGTATTCGGTTTTACACGAATAGTTGTTTTAGGATATGCACCTGGAGATTCTGCAGGTACGAATTCGATTACGATATCACGACCATTCATTGGGTCTGTAATATCACCATAATCTGGGTCAGCGATAAAGCCTAACAATTCTGTATAAGCTTGTTTACCAAAGCCCCAAAATTTAACGCCTTCATGTTCTTTACCACGTACTAAGATTGGTACATAGCAACGCATTTTAGGTTCCAATTTCTTACCTAACTTCCAATCATCTGAATTACCGGTTGTCTTTAACTTCTCAGCAAATTCTACGATAGGGTCGGGACGACCATACGTCATAGGAGAAAGCAAAGTTTTCTTACCGAAATCGTAATGGAAATGAAGTTCTAAAAATGGATTGTCTTTGTTGTGCTTGTAAGGAACGATTCTTACTTGTTGTTTACCAGGTTCTGGTTTCCAAAGAGCGTCTTGTTTTTTTGTTTGATTTTGTAAGGAGTCTAACTTCTTACGGATTGCATCTAAATTTAATGCCATAGTGTTTACCTTTTTTAATTGTTATTAATTTACTTATCATTAATATAATTGCTAATTAGCAAGAATAAAAATATTTTGTTATTTTTTATTTGTTATTTTTTATATACGTTTCGATATTGAAATCTTACTTGATTTTAAGACTTCTTAACGCAGCGATTGCATTTGCATAATCGCCACCGAACGGAACGAATAATTGTAATTTGCCACCTCTACCAGGTACAATCTTACCGCCGTCAAAATATTCTTCTGTTTTAGCGATTACCATTTTTTGTTGGTCTGGAGTTAGTCTTGTTTTAATGTCGATATATACACCGTTATCCCAACCATCTGTATCACTGCTACCTGGTGTATAACTACCTTGTGCTTCTTTTACAGCTTTCGCAACTTCTTCTTTAACAATATTGCGTAATGTATCTTTTAATTTCACGTTTTTCATATTATTTTTCTGTTTAATATAAATATCTACAACTTAACTATTTTATATAAAATCAATTCAACACGACGTAAATCATCGGCATTAGATAATAATATACTATTACGATATAATTGCCAATCGATTATGATTGACTTATCTAATATACCATTATTTATAGTACGAATCAAGCCATTCAAGGCATTAACCGTATATAAAGTGTTACTTTCTTTTTTTCTATGTACTAATATTGTATTCTTGCCTTTAATAGTGGCCGATTCAATATTATATGTGCAAAACAATTCCTCTGTATCTAGTACATTAGAAAATACGAATACCTTACGTTCCGGTAATACGTACGTCGTAGTAACATAATCTATTACTAAGTCTAAATCTTTCTTATGCGCAAATGTACAAAGTAACTGTGTTTTCAATCATTGACCCTTTGTTATAAATATTCTATACGTTAGAAATAGGTTTAACTTTTTGCAACTCTAACGTAGCTTGAGTTAAACCGTTACTACGTGATTGAAATAATACATCTAATAACTCTTCACCCATTTGCATTTTGCATTTGAATTGAACTGCATTTGCGGTATCATTATCTATAACGTCAACTACTGATAATTGGCCTGGGTCTTTACTAAAAAACTTAATTGTATCACCTGCTTTAAAATGTTCAACACGTGCTGGGTTACCTGATGGGTTACCTACAATCTTAAAGAATGACGGATTTACATTTGATAAACTCATACCATATGCAATCGCTCCTAATAAGTTATCATCTGCATCACTATTATCTTTACCTAATAAAGATGTTATAATTTTTAATGCGGCATATTTTTCACGTAATAACTTTTCAGGCAATTTAGATAATGTTTTCGCATCCATCGTAGCTGAATAGTTAAATTTACATGTATCGTTACGTTTTAAAACTTTAGTCATGTCGCCACGTAAACGTATAATACCGTCTATTATACCTTGTAATTTTAATTTAGCTTCATCCGACGTTACGTTATATTCCATGTCGGCTCTACCAATTTGTTTTAAGTAGGATTTAGCTTTACCTGCTTGTGCTTTAGCCATCTTTAATGAACATGCTACTATACATGCTCCGGCCTTACTTGTTAAGTCGCCCCAATCATTTATAAATAAAACGTTTAAGTCTGCAATATTTCTACTACGTGCAACGTCATTAGTAGCATTTTCGATACTCATAGATGCATCGTCTGCTATTAAATATACGTCACCTGGACACCATTTATCTGCTGGTAAACCTGTTACAGACGCAGCTATATCTCTAATACGTTTAAATACATAATCTCTATCAATACGGAATCCCTCACCGTATGCAATACGCATTGCTAATGCTTGTGATAATGTTTCATTTAATGTAGAAACTATCTCTTTACTAAATTCAAACTTTATCTTCTCAAGATATTTTATAACGCGTTTTTTCGCTGTACCATCAAGTGAATCTGACGATTGAGCCGTTTGTTGTAAATTGGCAATATGCGATTGAATTGTTTGTGGTGTAAATGGTGATGTGATATCTGAATCATACATTACTACTACAAGGCCTTCTTTTACATCCGTATCGGTTGCGGAAGCTCCTTTTAGTTGCGTTACCATTCGTGTTTTACCAACTTTTATAATAAAGTATAAATTATTAAATGCATCTGATTTCCATACAGTTGCTTGTTTGTTCGCTAATAAGTCAGATACCGTTGCATAATCAACGTCATTTAATGACTGAGTACCCATTAATATAAATCTATCTTTTTTAGAAATATTAGCAGGCGTAGTATTGTATAACGGAAACTTAACTAATGCCTCTGGGTCAATTTGAACCGTATTCCATTTACTCATTAACTCTCGAGCATCTATTGGAATATATTTCAAATCGGTATGTTCGTGTGGACGAGACTCTAATAAAACGGATGTATCAAATTTTATACCTGGATATAACTCGTTTAATACGTTATTTAATATTTGTACATCTGCTTCTTCGAATATACCGTTTTTAACTTTAGGATACCCAGCTGGTAAACGATAACTCCATTCTGTTACTATTTTATGTATGTCGATGTCAATAGTTTCTTCCACAGGTTCATCTAGAGCAATAGGTTCCATACCCATTGCGCCGCCAACCACTTGTGGTTCAATTGTGTCTTCGTTAAAAAAACTATCTAAATCAATCTCTTTAGAAGTATCGTTCTTCATAATGTAATAAATCTAATTTATTTGATGGGTCAATTAATTGTGCAGCATTTAATTTATCTGAAAATTCTGCAATAGATTCGTTTTGTAAGTCTACAAATTCTTGCAAGAAATTAAATGTCATTAAATGTTGATTGAATACTTGTGATGCCCAATTCATATATTTGTCACCTAAACCGTATTCTAATGCATATCCTTTGTTAACTGTGTCAATTAAATGTGCAAATTCGCCAGAAAATTTTACAGCCGGTAATTTAGGAGTGCAATTCCAATCAACTAAATATTTTTGTAATTTTTCAGCATGTGTTAATTCGGCAGCTGCTTCTGCTGCATAAAATGCTGCAGCCTTAAGATAGCCAACTCCTTGACACCAATTAGATGCTCCTCTATAAAAATAATGTGCTGTATACTCTTCTGCAATCGCAGCATTTAGCATGTCTTGAATCTCAGGCGTAAGTGTTCTAGGTAACACGGTACTTTCTGGAGATGAGACTACATTTTGTACTGTTGATTTTGGTAATTCCATATATATCTTATTCTGCTTTTATAATAAATATCTAATTAACTTTTTCAGTCATATCTATCATGTCATGATAGTTTTTACCGGCAGCAATTTTAACTGGATATTTGCCGTTCTCAGTCATAACACGTTTTAAATCTAATATCAATTGTTTACCGTCTCTTACATCGTAATCAAATAGTAATGAATCGTATGTATATAGTATTAGTTTAGTATTCTTGCCTTGCAACATTTCTAATACATTATCAATTACTTTAAAATTACGTTCGGTTTCCGTTGCCTGTAATATATAGTTAAACAACTTATTGGCATTCATATCCGTAAACCAAGCCTTCTTAAATCTACGTTTATATATAGG